CGATTGGTGAGGATGACGATTCTCTTGATTATTTCAAGAAGCTAGCTGACGGTTAGTCGTCAATACAATTAAATAGAAATAGAGAACCCCCCGTTCCTTTTTGGAGCGGGGGGTTTTTTGTTTTACCAGTCGTCAGATTCATAAACGCCCTGTGCTGGTACTGCCAGTGTGGGGTCTGTTGCTATTTGAAGAGGGATCGGCACTGGAACTGGTTTTGTTCCGCCGCCCCCTCCCCCTGATGGCGCAGGAGGAGGTGGTATTACAACAGGTGCGCTTCCAGCAGCAGCGGCATCTATTCCCGCGCCTTGAATGCGCGATGCGGCACCTGCACGGGCGTCTACAGGTTTTCCGTCAACAGAAACAAGTTTTCCTTTTTCATATCTTCCCTTTCCCCCACCAGCGGATTCGATTTGTGCTGATTTCATTTCCATGTTAAACGCGCTTTCTGCTGCGTCATAATCATCATAATCGAGAAAGGTTAATCCGGTTTCTTCATCAGTATAGCTTCCGCCGGGCGTTGATTGTGCTTTCATAAATTCAAATTTAGCCTCTTCTACACTCGCGCCAGCCGCTATCATTGCAGCAGGATCTTGGCTCGACGCAGCGGGAGCTTTTTCTACACCAGGCGCTTTGGTCGTTTCCTTTTTTCTCGCTCTTCTTTCTTCAGTCTTCCTATCCCTTTCGGCTCTTGCTTTTTTCTTTTCGGCATTTCTTTCATCCAATCCGGCTTGCATATCATCAGCAAAGCTAAACTCACCCAACCCCGGAATCCACTTCGCAGCTTTGTTTAACCCATCTTGAATTGGTTTTACCATGCTAATAAACAAACTCAACATCATGTCGGGTATATCGGTGAGAAAATCAACAACTGCTTCAAACGCATCTGCAAATAAGCTACCGAAATCAAATTCAAATGAGTTTAATGCCTTTTCGATATTTTCAAAACCAAGAGCGCCCATGATCCATGCTACTGCATCTTTTAGCATATTAAGTGGGACATCAATTAGGTTATTAAATAAACTTTCAATACCCTGTTTGAAGCCCTCGACCAATCCGCCCTCTTCATAACCAGCAATAAATCCGTCTATAAAGCTGAATATTCCAAGAAGAGCAGTGACGGGCCAGAACAATCTTTTGAAGATTTGTTTAAAAAACTTTGCGCCTTGTTTTAGGAATGGCATTGCTTTTGATACTAAGCCGGGGATGGCTTTGGCGAGTGTGCCTAGTTTACCGAACACCTTTCCAATTGCACCAAATATCTTTCCGATAACTCCACCGCCTTTGCCCATGCCGAGCATACCACCCAGACCGGCAATCATACCAAGGATTCCGCCTTTTTTGATAGGTTCGGGCGCTGCTTTACCACCATCACTCGTCGCAGCTTCAGCAATTTTTTCTACGTTGTCTGAAATTTTTTCGAGTATCGCTCGTCCTTCCATCTTTTCTTCTGTAGACTCGCCGTTTTCCCCGTCACCCAGCGGATCAGTTTCCCCAGTTTCCCCTCTCACCAAGCCTTTTAGACCCCGACCCATCATATTCATTAAGTCAAAACTACCGCCAGTTATTGCTTTTAGAATGGGGCTCTCGATCTTATCAAGCATATTCTCTTGAGTCAATCCGGCTTCTTTTCTTCTTTGATTAACAATACGACCCGCGTCTCTGGCACCTTTAATACCAGCATCCCCAATATTCTTGGCAATGGGCGCAATCTTTTCGCCTACGTTTTTAGTAAATCCCCTAAGAGATTCGCTAAAATTTTTCATAGCTTTGAGTGCAGCATCACCTGCACCGGCTGACGCTCCTGACATAGCGGGATCAACTGCAAATCGACCTGTTACTGGATCTCTATATTGAGCCATTGTTACCTTTTCGCTCTTTCTTCTTCTCTTCGTTGTTTTTCTTTTTCTACATGTTCAATAACCATGGTTACATATAAATCTCGTTCCCAAGGCAGCAGACCTTCAATGTCTGCAAGGGTATAATTATGGTACTGCATGAGCGAAAAGTTTATTCTTAGGGTTCCCTCTAACGAATGGTCAGAGAGAATTAGCCGAAAAAACCAGCCAGCCCCTCCAATCTAATATCTTCTTTGTACCCACACTTCTCGCAATTAAATTCAACATCCTTATACATCTTTGGTAGGGTGTTGAAAAAGTTTTCTATTTTATTAAACTGCTCTTGTGAAAATCCCTCCACAAATTCCCTTAACTCTTGTGGTGTGTAATCTGATTTACTATATACGTTATTTTCATCATACACGCTCTCGATAGATTTGATAATTAAATCAAATGCCAGTTCTGCATTCTGATCCTTAAACCCACCGCTGTACTTTGTCATCATTCCCATGTCTGGATATTTCATAATAACGCCAATGCTATTAGTCAGTTGAATTTTTGGATCGTGTGACGGATCTTTTTCAATTTCGATGTCATTGACGTTGACTTCAATTTCAACCGGCTTACATTTTTCTTCAGGGCAATCCTTTCTTATATAAGTCGTTTTTACAACATCCCCCATTGATCTTGCTCGTAAATTCAATAATAAAAATTCAATATCAAATAGAGGGAGAGCTTCAACATCAATGTCGTCACTAACTATACAGTTGTTGATCACTTGTTTTATTGCAGTTGTAATTTCCTTTTCGTCTTCACCCTCCATTGCCATCAAGAGAATCTTTTCTTCTTTTACAAGAAAGGGTCTGTATGAAATTTTCTTATTATTGGACGGTAAATTCAATTCATAAATCGGTACATCTAATTTAGGTAAAGCCATAATTTAAACATCTCCTTTAGGGGTTAATCATAGTATTGTCACCTGGAGTACCAGCGTGTTGTCTTCCAGACAATGAAGATTTTGCTGCCTTTCCAACATTCAACCCAAATCGAATACCCTGTTGTGCTTTGCTAAGGAACTGACCATCTATTCTTGAGAACAGGGCTGCTCCTGTTGTGTCCAAAGCACCGCTGATATCAAAGTTTGGATATAGGCTATTAACTCTCAAGTAATTTCCGAATGGATTAAGGCTAACAGGTTCTTCTCTCCAGTAACGATATGCCATTGTCACTTGGAAATTGTGGAATGCGTTTTGCTGTGACCAATCTAGTTGAAGCGGAGCAACCATAATTGGGTATGCATCAATTAGTTTAACTGAATGTGTTGCCTTTCCTTCGCTATCAAATTGTTCTACTATTATATCAGATACATAGTCATCGAAGTAGCTGAATTCGTTTGTGGAGTTGTTGTTTACAATAAAGTTCATCCACTCTTGGAATAGCTTATTTACGCCCATGTCTTCTTTGCAAAAGAAGTTGAATACAACATCATCATAGATATTCTGATAGGGAACCTTACGAATAGGTCCATGCGTGGTGTATTCATTTGTTGCAATGTTTCTGCCAGGAAGTTGTGCCTGATTGCAAAGCAAAGAGAGAAGCTTTGATCCATCTGAATCTACAATTGCTCCGCTCATAAGTATTCTGAAATTTGCGGGAGATGATAGCTTTCCGCCTATTCTAGATTTAAATTCGTTTACGTCGAATGGCATTATCCTACTTTCCTACCTTTTCGGTATTTCTTTCTAGAGTCAATCCAGACCTTTCTTCTTGAAGCACCTATAAATCTTTCCAACGGTAAAAATAATGCAATTTCCCATTCATCCGGGGGTATTTCCATATAACGAGATCTCACCTGCTCGTCCAGATACTTTTTAATACACGGTCTAAAGTATTTATATTTAGCAGATTTTTTTAATATATTATAGCCGTTGTTGAATAAACGTAGTCTTGTGGTTTCATCCATGTCTTCATTGGTTCTTAGATCATAAAGATTATCCATCAAAGTTGCTCTCCAGAGATGAGGGAGATAGTGTAGATTGATTCCCAAGAATCCATCGGCATGGGATTCGATTGGAAATATGATTGGAAATGAGTCATAGTATGGGAGTGTCTCTGCGTGCTTTGCTTCATATTGAAACATATACAATTTGCCGAGCATTCTTCTTGTCTTGATCGTCGGCCTCATTCTTTGGTTTTCGCGACCAATTCTTAGGATTCTGTTGGTACTAGCTCCTTTTAGATTCCGTGTGCGAATTGCTTTATTACGAAACCATTCGCGAGATTCATATGTATCCTCGGGCATGGTTTTCTTTTTTGTTTTGGATTCGATGAGCGATTTGAAGTTTTTCTTTTTCTTTGCCATATGACTATTTATTTAATTATCCTTATTCCCATAGACTTTAGTGTATCTTCGGTCCAAATCTCGAAGCTCCACCCGCGGTCCTTTGCATATTCTTGGGCAAATTCCCATTTTGATGTGTTCATCCCGTATGCATAGACCTCTTTGATGTAGCGACGGGTTTTTCTTTTGGGTTTGGGTGGTGGTTTGGTTTGTCTCTTGGGTTTTATCTCGACTATCACGGTTTTGCCGTTGGTGTATGTTATTTTCAGATCAGGAAAGTAGTTGTGGCGCTTTCCGTCTGTCTTTGAGATATAGGGGATTTTTATTTCTTCGCTGCTCCAGTGTCGAATTTCTGGATTATCATCACACCACTTAAACGCCTGCCTTTCCCATAAAGAACGATATGTTATGTTCATGGGATTTCCGGCATATTTATGCGAATTCTTTGGTTTCCAACGACCTTTATATGCCATAGTTTGCCTAAATAAATATAGTTAATTCTATATTTATATTTAGAACAAAGGAAAGCTCATATGCCTAACTGGAAAGATTTGGGTACAAGTATTGTTGATGGAGTCTCGGGAAAAGTTCCTGGCCCACTCGGAGATTTGGTTCGCAGCAAACATAGTCGCAATGTCGTGAGTTTCCCTTCTGACATTGAAGGTGTTGGGCAGCGGCATTTTATTCGTTTTAATATCATGACAAAGACCGGAACTTCATTCGGTCAAATGGTAAAGAGCGGTAATCTTCCCACCTTAACCGCAGCAGGAGAATCGTTCAGCAGTGCGATAAGTGGGGCAGGAGAATCTTTCGGCAGCGCGATAAGTGGAGTAGGAGACTCTCTTTCTGGGTTTTCTGACAAAGTTCCTGGGTTGTCGGATAAAATATCAAAGAATGCAAATGCACTTATTAATAAAGCATCATCAATAGATTTTGGCGAAGCGCTTTCGGGAATTAGTACCAGTGTAGAATCAACGATTGGTCAGTTGTCTGACCAGGCATCCAAGTTTAAAGAGAGTGTTGCAGAGAGTGTTCCAACTTCAGAAGACGCGCTTAAAGGTCTTGGTAGTTTTACAGGAAGTATTGGTGGAGTTGCCTCAGAGTTTTCGGCAGCAATTCAAGGCACCACAAAATCTGAGGGTGAAATTCTTCTTTATATGCCTTTTAACATTAATGAAACGTATCAAGCCGATTGGCGCGGCGGCGAAATGGGATTGCTTGGCGCTGTGTTCGGCGGTGGAATAGTGAAGCAAGTGGCAAATAAAGAATTTTCAAAAGCATTGGAGACTTTAAATTCACAAGCCTCCTTAACAAATGCTGGTGGTATGGCAACCGAAACACTTGGTGGAATTGCTGGCAATAAACTAGCAGAAATTGGTTCTGGTCTTGGTATTCAAAAAACAGGAGGAGAGAATCTTCAAGCCAAACTACTAAAAGAGCAAGGTCTGGCAATTAACCCGCACTGGGAATTATTTTTTGAGGGTGTTCAACCAAGAACCTTTACTTTTGATTTTAAGATGTCTCCAAAAAACGCAACAGAAGCCGAGTCTATTCAGGACATTGTTCAGATGTTCAAAACATTTGCTGCGCCTCCTGCCGAAGTTGATGGTTCTCGTAGATATTGGGGATATCCATCAATGTTTGAAATTGAATATTGGAATACTGAAAAATTGCACAAGTTAAAGCCATGTGCCTTGCAAAATATTACAGTAAATTATTCTGGTGACGGAACGAATCATACTTTTTATGATGGGCGTCCAATGCAAACCGACATTACCTTGACATTCATGGAAAGCGAACTGCTCACAAGGCAAGACATGAAAGCAGGATACTAATCATGCCGAATGGTAGATATTTTAGTTACCTTCCCACGATCCCATATAGGGCTTTTGACGGAAGCACTGAATATAAAGTGGTTACAGATATATTTAAGAGAGTTCGGGCAACTCTAGAAGCCAGAACAGACAAAACAATATATTACAACTATCGAGTTCAGGAAGGGCAAAAACCCGAGCATGTTGCCTACAATTATTATGACAATGCTAATTATCATTGGGTCATTCTTCTGATGAATGAAATTAGAGATCCTCAGTGGTGCTGGCCTATGGATTCCTTTACGTTTGAACGGTTTATTGTCAAAAAATATGGGAGCGCGGAGGCTGCATCTACACAAGTTCATCATTATGAGACGAAAGAGGTTAAGGCAACAGCAAACAACGATGCCTTTAATGTCGGCGACGTTGTGTTGCATTCAGGTATAATTGTTCCTGACGACACTTATACCTTTAGCTATACCGGAACTGTAAATGGCGTGCCATCTTCAACTTATATTTTTCCTTCAAGCGAATGTGTCAGGACTGTATATTCGTTAAATTATGAAATAGAACAAAATGACAAACGCTCTGATATTGTGCTTTTACGAAGAAATTTAGTTCAAGAATTTATTGATGCTTTTGAAAATCTGGTTGTTTTTAGAAGGTAATCTACTATGAGTGAAGATGCAAATAAGGGGCAAGGTGATGTTGATGTATCTCATTTTAACGTTATATCATCTAGCGGAAAACAACTAAAGGAAATTTCATCAAAGTCATGGAATTCTATTACCTATACCGAGAGTATGGGTTTAATTGCCGGAGACACTCAGTTCATATCTGGTGAAGTTTCTATTAATGATCAAATTAATATTTTTAATGAGATGGCATTGGTGGGAGATGAGATTATTGAGTTAAGATTTAAAACCCCACAGAAAGAAGAGATTGATTTTATCGGTAGGGTTTATAATGTTGGATTGACCAGACCCAATAAGGATACTAGAATTATTACTTTGAAGTTTTGTTCGGCAGAAAAGGTCACGGCAGATCAGCTTAAAGTAAATCGTGCATATAGAGAAGTAAAGTATTCGGATATGGCAAAGGATATATTTACTCCATTGAATGCCGTGGGTAAGAAGAAAATTTATACAGAAGAAACAAAAAATAAAGGCAGTCTCATAATTAACAACAAATCACCGTTGGATGTATTGAACATGATAACCAAGGTGTCTCGATCTGCGGAATATCAGGGCGCAAATTATGTTTTATTTGAGCAGTCAGATGGTATATTTCAGTTTACATCTTTGGAGAGTTTGGTTGATCCTGCGAAGGTAGAACCCTCAATTACATATGTAATAGATCCGCCGTCGGGTAAAAAGAATGATTTGAGGAAACTGGCATCCGTGCGTGGATATAAGATTGTTTCTCTGCCGAACACCATTGCAAATATTAAATCTGGTGTTTATGGGTCCACTTTAGTCAGCAATGACCTAATGAAGCGAAAGGTTTCTTATTCCAATTTTAATTATGATGAGTCTTATTCAAAGTATAAGTCGGTTAATTATAATGAGGTTTCGATGGGCCAGGGCAAGACATCGCTGATAAACAATCCGACATACAGTAAAAGAAAAAATTCAAACATTCGATTTGTCCCAAAACACTATGGCTCCTTTGATACGAGAACAAATTATGCAGACGAGAGAGAAGAGTCTGAGTTAATAAGAAATTCTCAAATGAGACAGATCAATGCAATACGTTTGCAAATTATTGTTTCTGGTGATAGCCAAAGGCGAATTGGAGAAATTATAGAACTCAAAATTCCTACCCTAGAAGAGACTGGTGGAAATCTCGATGAACTATTGTCTGGTAGGTATTTGGTGTCCAAAGTTCAGCATCGCATTTCCTCTGTTGATAATCAGTATATCACAACAATGGAAGTTGTTGCAGATTCGTTTACCAACCCACTTCCGATAAAGGCGTAAGATATGCAGAAAGGAAAATTTCATTGGTGGGAAGGTGTTGTTGAAGATAATTTGGACCCAACGGGTGCAGGTAGATGTAAGGTTCGCGTTATTGGTCACAACACACCATTAAAGGAAGAGTTGTCTAGAGTTGAATTGCCTTGGGCGTATCCAGTTCTCCCTTTGAACAATCCTCATGGAAAGATTGTAGGGCTCAAACCCGGAACAAGAGTCATGGGTTTTTATCGTGACGGAAAACTTGGTCAAGATTTAGTTATGATGGGAACAATCAATACGGGATATGGTGGTCCTCTTGGATTTGATGAGAATGAAGACCCAGTTGATGCGGTTAATCTTTCTGAGCCAATTGATCGAATTGGATTTACTGGCTTTGTAGATGATCGTAAAGGTGCCGGTGGTGTTATTGAGAATCAGCCCAGAAAAACCCTTTTGTCTGTAGAGGATGGAAAGATAATACACGAAGACATTTCAGATTATGGTTCGCTTAAAGTAAATGAAATTAACGTTCCGCGGTTGGCACGGGGTGTGGTTGAAGATACTCCTACCGAAGCTCATATGGAAGCATTAACGTCAGTTGTTAAAACAGATACTTCAGAAATACCAGAGCCAGAAAATCCATATGCATCCTTGTATCCATTTAATACAGTAGAAGAATCTGATAGCGGTCATTTGCGCGAAGTAGATGATACTCCCGGTGCAGAGAGAATCAAAGAAACTCATAGAACTGGAACGTTTTATGAAATACATCCTGACGGAACAAAGGTTACGAAAGTCGTCAAGGATGATTTTTCTGTTACCATAGGAGACAAGGGTGTAAAAATTGATGGAGTTTGTGCGGTGCATGTTGTGGGTCAGGCTGATTTTTA